TAAGAAGCCTACCTTGGTTTCATTATACCCAACAATATTAAATTGCTTAGGTGAAGCCAAGTCGGCTCTTTTGAATAATGTATTGCTTGACGAAGTCAGATCTGACAATGTCCCGCTCGCTAAATTCGACATACTTAAAATAATCCATTGCTTTCAAAATTTTCAAAATATCTAGCAAGCCTTTTCTATCAATATCTTTTTGTAGATCGGACTGTCTAAAGTCGCCACATAGTATCAACTTGGAGTTTTTTCCTATACGTGTAATAACCGAGTCGAGTTCACCGAAGACCATATTCTGGATCTCGTCGACTATTACTATGCAATTGTCAAGTGTAATACCTCTAATAAAGGAAGTAGACATAAACTCAACATAGTTTTTAGTTTTAAGAATATTATACGCATCGGCTCGTCCAAACAACTCAGTACAAATAGTTTCGTATGGTTGTTCGTAGACTTTAATTTTTTCTTTTACACTGCCGGGTAAAAAACCTACTTCACGAGTAGGTACTACACTACGTACAATGATAATTTTATTAAAATCTGATGAGCCAGTTAATACTTGACGCAAAGCAAGGTATAGTGAGATAAAGCTTTTACCTGTACCTGCAAGACCATGTAACACTAGATGTTCGTCGTTATCAAAATTTCGGAAAACTTCTTTTTGGCTCTCGGTTAATGGTGAAAACTCTTTTAGTGATGTACTGAAGCCTCCGTTAGTTGTTGAATTACTGGTTTGTTTTAAAACGCGACGTTCTCTTTTTGTTAGTCTTTTTAGCATCAAAATGTATTAACGCCTCCTCCTCTAGGGTGTGATTTTTTAATTTCACGTAATACATCACGAAAACCTTGATCGGGCTTTCTAATACCCAGTTTAACTGAATCACCTAAACTAGGAGCCCGAGCAATTATCTGAATAACGGTATCTTTATTATCTTTAAGGTACTGTTCACGCTCAGACATGGTCAAGTCGAGCTCATACTCAGTACCATCTACAACGTTACGAAAGGAATAATTAGGCATTATTGGAATACACCCATTTCAATACTTTATTGATATCATCTTGTGTATGGATTGGTAATTCAATCCATAAAGTATCCGCAAGCTTCGCAGTATAATTTTCGTTACCTTTAAATACTTCTGCTACTGTTCGATAGTAGTATCTATCGGACATACCAATACCAATAGCTTCATGAAAGAGTTTTACAGTATAGATTCCGTTTTCTAGAACGGTACAGTATTCAGGAGTAAGTTCGTCGTCGGTCGAAGCGTCTATACCACCAACATCACTGTAAAACCAATTTGTATCATCGACGAATATCGTCATAATCATCACCATCATCTAGTTCTAAAAGACGAGATACGTTCTTGGAACGTATCGCATTGTCTAGTCTGCGTTTTTGTCGCCTTTGTAAATAGCTCGATTGATTCGAGTAGTAATTGTCTTCATCGTCATATTCTTTATGATCACGCTTTTGATTTTTGCTACGAAAAGATTTACTCATGTGGGGATTAGGCCTGGATATGTTTTCTCTATGAGGTTGCGGTTAATGTTCTTATAAGGTAGTTTCTTATCTTTTACCATTACAAGGAGTTCAGCGTCTTGCGGATCTACTGATTCTAGTAGTTCAATAAAGATCTGCTCACGCTTTAGTTGTGATAGATTAGGATTACCCCCTTCTACGAAGAGGTACATCTTACGCATCTCAGCATATAGACGACTTTCCTGTCTATCAAATTCTGTTGGTTTATAAGGTGCTTTACCCTTTGGAAGTAAAAACTTTACATTAGGATCATATACACATTTAAGAATGGTATGAATTGCTGGACTATCATTCTGCAATAGAAAAGCTTTACGTTCCTGTAGAGTACCTAGCTCATTGGCTCTCTTTAAGATTTCTGATATACTTAGTCTCATGAATTATTCATCATCCTCAATAATTTGTTCTCTTACGTCTGAATCAAATGCTATAATATCTTCTGCAATGTCTTGTAGATCATGATGTTTGTCTTGCAGGCGAAAAATAGTAGCACGCATGGATTCACGGACTAGTCCGATAATCTTCTGCGTAACCATATCACCCGTATTAAAATACTCAGGGTCTACATTAGGTACGTTATGTAGTGTATCGATGATAAAACTTTTAATGGATCTATCGATACATTCTTCTATCTGTTCTAGATTAGCAGCTTCTAACTCCTCTAGAGTAGGAGGAGCGGGCTTAAATTTACCTGGAAATTTTATTACATCTGCTACCATTATACAGCCCGTAGAATAATCGTATCTTCGTTGATACGATTAGTAGGTACTTTTGACTCACTCTTGAACTTTGCGAACGTCTTAAGAATGGAGTTAGGTGTACCACCCAGAATAGCACTGATGGCTTCCTCTGGTTTCTTAACACGCTTACTCATAGATTTGGATTCGTCATAGTTCAAAATACTTGTACCCTTCACCGATAGTTTACTATCTTCATTTGCTACAAACACTGTCATGCGCTTGTATTTAGTATTATAGACAACGAGAGTAGATGAAGTCAAGATCTTTGCAGGGTCAACTGACACTGTTTTAAGGGAGTTGTCTTCTTTCTTATACTTGAAGTTTTTCAAGGCCTTATCAGCATTTACACCTTGTTTCTTCTTACGTTGACGTACAATCTTAGTGGCTTGAAGAGCTTTCTTACAGTCATTATCGAGCATGCGATGAAACTCAATAAGCTTTTTTAGCTCAGCTTTGGAATAGCTGCTGTAGTATTCTTTAATATCAGTATTACCGTCCATAAGCTCGATTATCTGACTGATGCGAGGCATTAGACGAGTTTGAATTTCCTTAACTGAGGGAGATTTAATCTCTTGAGCTTTAATATCGTTGTACAACGAATAATCAGACTCCCATGTATTGAGAAGCTTATCAGTAGCTTCTTCAATATTGGTCATAATCATCTCGATCTTATTATCGACTGTAGGAGGCTTAATATACTGAATTTTCTTGGTCTTAATCTCTACAGGAGACTCGTCTCGAGTATTAATGAAGTTGTTAAAGAACTTCATTGTCTTTTCAGGTAGCGTAATATCCCGAGATAACATCCTGGCGATAGAGCATACCACCATAGGAATTTGCTTGGACTTTACGTTAGCAATTATAGTAACTGAATGATTGCTAATCTTAAGATAATTCATAAGCCATTCACGGCCGTCTTCTACAGTATAGTTAGAACTATACCATGAGTAAGCGCGAATCATCTCAGCTTCTGGATATGGTTTACTCAGATCTACAGTGGGTTCATCCCCACTAAGAAGCTTGATAACTTTCTCTCGCTTTTGGCGAATCTGAGCGGTTTTATCTTTCATGTCCTACCTTCTCGGTACAATATATCTAAACCAGTCCCTCGAGGGGTATTAAATACTAATAGAATCTCAAGGGCACAACCCATTATAAGCACCTTCGGAGGTCGGTGCAATATAAAAGGCCGAATTCGTCTTTAACCAAAAATAACTGTTGCTTATTTTAGCGATTTCAGGTATAATATAATCATGCACATACAGATCACCAACATCGATGATCCAGATAGAGAAGCTGTCATAAGAGCAGCTGTGCTATTCTATGGCAAAAAACTCCTTCCTACTCTCTATAAAAAAATAACCGTAATTATTAATTACAACAAAGATATACCAGTAGAATTCGAAGCAGAAACAAACTGGATGGATAAGAACGTTTTTCCCAAGCAATTTGAAATTAGTCTATGTAAGGGTGTAAAGAACTTTAGGAAGATTTTACAAACTCTCGCTCACGAAATGGTACATGTTAAGCAGTTTGCCAAGGGTGAGATCTATGATCACAAATATCGTAGAACCTTCAAATGGGGTAAGAGACACTTCAATATCGATAAGGAAGACTATTGGGACTTACCCTGGGAAATTGAAGCATACGGTAGAGAGTTAGGCCTTTATATTAAGTTTAAAGATTACTACGATCTTACGGATAGAAGTTTAGAGAAGAGTCTACCTCTAGTGGTTGAAAGAATTACAAAGTACGATAAAAAGTACTTGGAAAAAAATAACAAACAATCTAAAATAGAGAGATGTGAAAAAGGAGATAGTAATGCTGTCATCGTCGGAACTTATGCTGAAGAGGGCTCTGGAAGAAGAGCTGTTTCATATCAACCTGATGCTGAGTAACAGTATTAAGTTATCATCATCTCCTGAAATTCTAAAGATCGTAAAGCAGTACGTAGAAAGCAGAATTCAAGCACTCTCGTAAAGGGTAGTATTATGAATTCTGATGACAAGTACCTAAACTATCTCGAGAAGATAGCTACCGCTCTACCTGCAGCTGCTCATAATAGAAAAGGTCGTTTTCTGAGAACTAGAATTGCAGCTTGCGTTGTATATAAAAACGAAATCGTATCCGTAGGATGTAATAAACTTAAATCGCATCCATTTCAGGCCAAGTTTTCCAAGCATGAAGGCTCGATCTTTCTTCATGCTGAGACTGATGCTATTAAGAATGCTCTACGCACAATTGACGTACATCAACTTAGTAAATCGACATTATATGTATGTCGTGTTAAATATAACGAAAATAAAAAAAACTACTTCTTGAGAGGCTTATGCGAGCCTTGCGAAGGATGTAAACGCGCTATTGCTACCTTCAATATTAAGAAGGTAGTGTATACTTGTGATGACGGAAGTCATAAATATCTCTGATATTCTGAGGTAATCTATGCTAAAATTCGCACATTTTTTAAGAGAAGCAAACGTTTCTGGCCAAGGCCCGAACGCTGCTAGGCATTATTCAAAATATGTTGAGCCGTGGTTACCTGGTAATTCTAGATATGGTGAGTCTGGCCAAAAACTAGCATCCTCTGTTAGATATGGAAATTCAACAATTCCTGCAGGTACAGATATTACTATATTAGGACATGCAGGAGTAAAAAATGGCATACATCACATTGAAGTAAGAACAGGACATGACGAGACATTAACTATACCTGTTAATAAATTAAAAAAACTACATGTAGCTGGTAAGCGGGGACAACCAGATTATACTGACGAGCACGCACTCACTCGAGTCTGGAATCATTACGTATCTGGCGATAAGAATAAATTACGCAGCGAGAAAGATATGATGGCAGATATACATGCTGCCAAGAAAGATCCTAATCACCCGCTAAGTTTTGAAAATGCACCTAGTAAAGGGTTTACTGGTGGTCAAAAAAGTGAAGATCATAGAAGTGCTTATTATAGAGAGATGGAGAACGGTGCTCGTACTATTTCCGATATGTCATCTCATCCTGATTTTAAAAAGTCTATAGAAGCCGGTCATAAAGCAGAAGAGTTGGGAGGATCAAGATATAAGCTATCCTCGACATATGATGCAGCTGGTGTAAGAGGTTCAGGTGCGACTTCAAAAACTGATATTAAAATAGGCCCCCATAATATCTCTCTTAAGAAGGGAGATAACTCTCCCACTATTATTACCAAAGCAAACGATATTACTGGTATAAGACCTATTTTTACTAAAGGTAAAGGTGGTTATGAGGATAGTCCTCTTGTTATGAGATTAAAAGGCCGTAACGCTCAGATCGCATCTTCAGGCCCGAGTGAATTTAGAGCTATACACCATCATGCCATAAATCTATTGAATCTCTCCCCAGAAGATACAGTTGATGCTAAAGGTAAGATTGATAAAATTGCTGCAATAATGAAGACTGGTGGTAAAGATCACCTTCAGAAGAAAGCAGAAATAGGCTCCATTTATGATGGACTTCATAAAAAATATGGGCCTAAATTAGGACAATTAGTCACTAGAGAAGCTGCTACTGGTGAAGGTAAATTTGCAGATGAAAATTCTGAAGGTACAGCTACACATATTGTAACGTCGAGAAGACAATAATGATTAAATTTAAACATTTTTTATATGAAGCAGCTATTACAGATACATCTAAATTATCACATTTAGATCATGCTTCTTCTATCGCAATGCATAACGAGCATTTTGATAAATCACATAATTTTCTATCTCAAATACATGGATTTATTCAGGGTTCAGGTAAACCGCCAGAAGGATTTACCGAGAAGAAAGATGGTGGTGTTAGTATTGTTATGTACCGCCACCCTGAAACTGGCAAGGTAGGAGTTGGTTATAAAACATCAGTTTTTGCCAAGAGTCCTAAGTTAAACTACTCACCAGAAGATATTGATACTAATCATAGTAATAATCCAGTTGTTGCTGATACTTTAAAACAAGCTCTGGAGCATGCTGATAAGATATTGCCTAAAGGTAAAGGAAAAGATGCGCCTTTCATGCAGGGTGATGTTTTATTTAAAGCAGGTGAAGTAAAGAAGGGTACCGGTAAAGTATCTTACCAGCCTAACGTTATTAAATATTCACATAGTGCTAGTTCTCCAGAGGGTAAGTTAGTACAGCAAGCCAAGTTCGGTATTCATCTTCATACCGGCTACAAACCTTCCGGTGAAGGAAGCTGGCCTCATAATCTGCATGCTGACTACTCTGCTGATTTCTCTAAACTTAAGCATAGTGGTGATGTGTTTGTAACTACTCCAGGATATAACGGTAATGCATCGTATCATGGCGTTGAGACCGAGCTAGTACAAAAGCATTTGGATAGAGCAAAAGAATTAAACTCAGCTTTAACACCTGCTGAACATTCCGTAATCAATAATCACTTCGAGCATCTTAATTCATATATTAACATGACAAAGAGAGTTAAAGAAGTTCCAAGTCATGAAGGTTATATCGCACATCTTGGCGCCAAAGCACAACGTGATATTGACTCGGTTAAGACAGAGAAAGCCAAGCAATCCAAAAAAGAAAAATGGGATAACTTAGCTGCTGAAGCTACTAAAAATAAAAAGACTATTGAAAATACTCTCAACACGCAAAGCCATTTACAAGCAGCTACTGATATTATGACTAAAGCTCTTGATAGAGGTCTGGGTCGTGAATCAGAAGGGTATATGGGTACAGTAGGAGGCCATGCATTGAAAGCTATTCATACTAACGTATCCAACAGAATTACCTCTAATTTAAAGTTCAATAAACCTGCAGGTGGTAGCGATGATCAAGTTTAAATTTTTTCTTAAAGAAGCTGCCAAGTCAAAAACGCTAGTTATGCACTACGGTAGAATGAACCCTGTAACGCAAGGCCATGAAGAAAATATTAAAAATACAGTGGCGCTAGCCAGTAAAAGTAAAGCAGATCATCTTATTGTTGCTTCACATAGTCAAGACAAGGAAAAAAATCCATTGTCTCCTACTCAGAAAATGAAGCATTTAACGCGCGCTTTTCCTAATGTAAATATTAAAGTTGCTGATAGAACTAAACCTACCATTATGCATCATGCAGAAGAAGCTCATAAACAAGGCTATGAGCACCTTGTAGTTACTGCAGGTGAAGATAGAGCAGCTGAGTATTCTAAACTACTTAACAGATATAACGGTCAAGCTGATAGATCCGGTAAAGTACTTTATAACTTTAAGTCAATTAAAGTAGTAAGTACAGGTCAGCGCAAAGAAGGTATTTCAGGCTCTGATATGCGTAAGCATGCTAAAGAAGGTAACTACGATCAGTTTAAAGCAAACCTTCCTACTAGATTAAGAAACAACGAATCTCATGCTAGAGATATTTACCACGATACACGTAAAGGTATGGAAGTAGAATAATGACAAAGCCAGTATGGGAAAAGCCCAACCCAGTAAAGAAACATTCCATACTAACACCTCTACAAAAAGCTAAAGCTCGTGCTAGAGCTCGTTCAGCAGGTAGACCATACCCTAATATGGTTGACAACATTTGGGCATCTCGTAACGAGGCAACTACTAAGAAAAAGTATATTCCATATATTCATTTTAGAGATTATATTGATATCGCTGATCTTACTGAAGATGTTGCGCGTAAGCCTAAATTTCCCAAGCATGGAGATTCTCTTGACCCGTACGCCGAGGCAATTACCCCAGACTTAGGTTGGAGAAATTATAACGATAATGAGCATCTCGGCAAGACGTCAGCTGAGATCTCCAAAAGACTTTATAATACTACACCAGCTTTAACGTCACAAGAGAGTCACGCTGTAAAGTCTCATACAAATCAGAGTTCTTATGAGATGAGTACGAAATTAATTAATAAAGAAAAGATAACTTCCAGTATACGTAATAAAGCTATTAAACTGCACGACATTGTATCTAAACCTTTAGGTCATAAAATTAGCTTATATTCTGGTGTATCATCAGACCCTCGAGGTTGGGAAAAGCACTCTGATGGGTCAACGCAACTAAGAGCCGCAACGTCTATGACACACGATAAGTTCGTC